GGTCACTTATGACCCGAAAAAAGAAACTCTGAGTCAGGCGCTCGCCAGTCTTCTGACTGAAAAGCCTGAACATACAGAGATCACCGCACAGATGTCTCTTTTCGATAACCCCGCCCCCACGGAAACACCTACTGCCCAGGCCTCCACCGAGGCGCCCCAGGAGTCCCCTGCGGAGTCCGCGCCTGAGACCCCTGATACTAAGCCTGCTGAGGAGAAGACGATCTCTAAGGCTGACGTAAGAGCCCTCGCGGTCAAGCTCTCTAAGAATGACAAGGCCGCCCTCAAGGCGATCTTCAAGGAGCTTGGCGTCGCAAACCTGTCCGCCGTCAAGGAAGAAGACTATCCCGTCTTCTATGAGAAGTTGGTGGCTGCTAATGGCTAAACATGCTCTCTTATCTGCCAGCGGCGCGCATCGGTGGCTCTTGTGCACGCCGAGCGCCCAGCTCGAGCAGAAGTTCCCCACGTCGACCAGCGCTTACGCCGAAGAGGGAACGGTTGCGCACGCTCTCGCAGAGCTCACAACGCGCTACTTTCTCGGTGAGCTTGATGAGGTCGCTTATGAGAATCAGATCAAATCCGAGTTCGAACCGAACAGCTACTACAATGCAGAAATGCGTGAGTGCGCGGTCGCCTATGCGAAGTTCGTGACTGGCCGCCTCGCCGAGGCGAAGAAGACTTGTCCCGATGCAATGATTATTCTCGAGACTCGCCTCGACTTCTCGAAGTATGTGCCTGGCGGCTTTGGCACCGGTGACTGCGTGATTATCGCCGAGCCGATTCTCGACGTGATCGACTTTAAGTATGGCAAGGGCCATCGCGTCGAGGCTGAGGACAATCCTCAGATGCAGCTCTACGGTTTGGGTGCGCTCGAGCAGTTCGGCGATCTCTATGAGATCAAGACCGTTCGTATGACGATCTTCCAGCCGCGGCTCTTTGGTATCGAGGATTCTTCCGAGAAAACCGTCAAAGAGCTTACCTCTTGGGGCAAGAGCTATGTCAAGCCGAGAGCCAAGCTCGCAGACAAGGGCGAAGGCGACTTCGCGCCGAGCGAAGAAGCCTGCCGTTTCTGCCGTGCAAAGAATCAGTGCCGCGCCCGTGCCGAAGAGAACCTCAAGCTCTTTGACGAGAGTCCTGACCCGTTGCTCATCTCTCCCGAAGAGGCAGGCGCGATTCTTGCCAAGTCTGCGGATATTGAAACTTGGCTCAAGGACCTGCGCGAGCTTGTGTCTGGCGCGCTGACCGCCGGTGAAACGGTAACCGGCTGGAAAATGGTCGAGGGCCGCAGCAACCGCAAGTTCGCGGACGAAGACAAGGTTGTCGCGGCTATGAAGGCCGCCGGCTATGACGAGTCTCTTCTTTATGACCGCAAGCTCATCACGCTTACGCAGATGGAGCGCGACTTCGGCAAGAAGACCCTCGCTGAGATTCTCGGCGACTTGATTGTCAAGCCGCAGGGCGCGCCGACGCTTGCGCCTGAATCGGACAAGCGGCCCGCGTATCGCTTTGAAGACCAGGTCCTCAAAGCCTTTGACGAGTAAGAGGAGGAAACGACAATGACGCAATCGAAAAGCCGGCGGCTCCTGTATCAGCAGGCGCGCTTGATTCGTATTCAGTGGGCCGTCATTCTGGCGCTCGTCTGCACGATCGTTCTCATGGCGATTTTCCTGCCAAAGGCAAAAGCCGTTGAAGAGACTGCAGCTCCAACCTTAGAGCTTGAGCCCACGTCGTATGCGACGCCTGAGATCATGCCCGAGCTTATTATCGAGATTGAGCCCGAAGAGACTGAGCCCGTTCTCGAAGAGCTTGGCGAGTTCCGTCTGACCGCGTATTGCGCTTGCCGCAAATGCTGCGGGAAAGACCCTGGCGACTTTGGTTACGGCGTTACCGCATCTGGCGCGGTCGTCGAAGCTGGCCGAACGATTGCAGTCGATTCCTCTGTTATCCCTCTTGGCTCTGAGATCGTGATCGACGGGCATACATACGTTGCCGAAGACACGGGCAGCGCCATCAAGGGGAACCGCATTGACATTTACTTCGATACCCACCAGGAAGCATTAAATTTCGGCGTTCAATATGCCGACGTCTACATTATTAAAAATTAAAAGGAGATTTTTACAATGGCTACTGCTACTCAGATCACTACCGGTCGCGTTCGTTTTTCCTACGTCAACGCCTTTACCCCTCGCGCCGCTCAGGAAGGCGCTCAGCCGAAGTACAGCGTGACCCTGCTGATTCCGAAGACCGACAAGAACACGATCGCGAAGATCAAGGCCGCGATCGAGGCTGCGAAGACTGCTTATCTGCAGAAGCACTCTGGCAAGAAGCTGCCTTCCACTCTGAAAACCACTTTGCATGACGGCGACGGTGAGCGCCCGAACGGCGGCGAGTTCGGCCCCGAGTGCAAGGGTCACTACGTTATGACCTGCAGCTCCAACAACAAGCCCGTGATCGTCTACGCCGATAAGACCCCGATCACCGAGGCGAGCGAGCTTTATTCCGGCTGTTACGGCCGTGCGATCGTCAACTTCTATGTCTACGATACGAACGGCAATAAGGGTGTTTCTGCCGGCCTGAACGGCATTATGAAGCTCAGCGACGGCGAGCCCCTGTCTGGCGGCGTCGTGACTGACTCTGACTGGGACGACGACTTCGAGGACGAAGACGACGAGCTCCTGAGCTGAGTATATGAAGATCGTCTGGCACACGATTCCCGACTTTCCTGAGTACGAGATCAATCGCTTAGGAGAGATTCGGCGCAAGAGTACGGGGCGCGTGTTAAAGCCTTTTGACGATCGGCGCGGTTATCTGCGAGTAAGCCTGAACGGCTGCAATGTGAAGGTTCACTTGCTTGTCGCGAGAATGTTTGTGCCGAATCCGCACGGCTATCCCGTTGTGGACCATAAACGTGGCAATAAGCATGATAACCGCGCCAGCCAGCTCGAGTGGTGCACGATCGCGGAAAATACGCGGCGTGCCCACGCCCTCGGGCTTTACCCCCCCCGCAATAGCAAGAAGGGAGCGAGCACATGAAAACTCTCGCAATCGATATTGAAACCTATTCCTCCGTCTCTCTTCAAAAAGCCGGCGTCTATGCCTACGCGGCGAGTCCTGATTTTGAGATTCTGCTCTTTGGCTATGCTTGGGACGACGGTCCCGTTGAGGTTATCGACATGGCGCAAGGCCAGAAGCTACCCCAGGAGCTCCAGGACGCCCTGTATGACCCCGAAATCCTCAAGACGGCATTCAATGCGTCTTTTGAACGGACTTGTCTGAGCGCGTTTATGGGTCGCGTGACTCCTGCAGATCAATGGAGCTGCACCGCGGTCATGGCTCGTGAGCTTGGCTTGCCTGGCAGCCTGGAAGCTGTTGGCGAAGTGATCGGCCTACCTGAGGACAAGCAGAAGTCGAAGACGGGCAAAGCTCTGATTCGATACTTCTCAATTCCTTGCAAAGCCACAAAGGTCAATGGTGAGCGCACACGCAATCTTCCTCACCATGACCCCGAACGGTGGAACCTCTATGTCGAGTATAACCGTCAGGATGTCGTGACGGAGCGCGCGATCAGAAAGCGCCTGCAGAAGTTCCCCGTGATTCCCAGCGAGCATGACCTGTGGATAATCGACCAGCATATCAATGACCGCGGCGTCGGCGTTGATACGGTCCTTGCAGAAAATGCGGTTGCGATCGATCAGATCGTAAAAGCGCGGCTGCTTGACGCCGCAAAAGAGTTGACGGGTCTTGATAATCCAAAGAGCGCTGCGCAGCTCAAGTCCTGGATTGAGGAGGTCTCTGGCTTTGAGGTGGAGAGCCTCAACAAAAAGATGATCGGTGACGTTCGCAGCGGCACCGATAATGAAGAGGTTCACGCAATGCTCGATATTCGTCAGGGCCTTGCAAAGACCTCAACTGAAAAATACAATGCGATGCTCCGCACGGTTTGCCCTGACGGACGTATTCGAGGCCTGACTCAGTTTTGCGGTGCCGCACGCACCGGACGCTGGGCCGGGCGTTTGGTGCAGATGCAAAACCTGCCGCAAAACAAGATGCCTGACAGCGAGCTTGACGCCGCGCGGCGCTTGGTTCGAGAGGGTGATCTTGAGACTCTCGAGATGCTCTTCGATGACACGGCAGGAACGCTGTCCCAGCTCATTCGTACAGCCTTTGTCCCTAAGCCTGGCTGCAGGTTCATCGTGGCTGACTTCTCCGCGATCGAGGCGCGTGTGCTCGCCTGGCTTGCAGATGAAGAGTGGCGCATGGACGTCTTCAACACGCACGGCAAAATCTATGAGGCCTCAGCCGAGCAGATGTTTCACCTGCCGAAAGGGTCCGTCAAGAAGGGCGACCCGATGCGTCAGAAAGGTAAAATCGCTGAGCTCGCCTTGGGCTATGGCGGTTCCGTTGGCGCTATGAAGAGTATGGGCGCTTTAGCAATGGGTCTTGAAGAATCTGAGCTTAAGCCGATCGTCAATAGTTGGCGCGCGGCGAATAAGTCGATCACGAAGTTCTGGTGGGACACAGACGCCGCCGTTCGTCGGTGTATTACGACGCAGGCGCCTGTCGATCTACCGCACGGTATGAGACTTCGCAAGCAAGGACCGCTCATGCGTCTGCGCTTGCCGAACGGTCGAGAACTCAGCTATGTCAAGCCCCGCGTCGATGGCGACGACAATATCACCTATGAGGGGACAATTCAGTCCTCGGGCGGCTGGGGCCGTATTGAGTCCTACGGGCCGAAGTTCGTGGAGAATATCGTTCAGGCTACCGCCCGTGACTGCCTGGCCGAGGCTATGTTTAGGCTTGAGGCCGCCGGCTTCCCGATCGTCTTCCATGTTCACGACGAAGTGATTTGCGAGGTTCCGATCGGCGTTAGCTCTGCCGAGGAGCTTGGCGCGCTCATGGGCCAGCCGATCTCCTGGGCTCCGAATTTGCCGCTTCGCGCCGACGCCTATGAGTGCGAGTATTATCGCAAGGACTAATTTGGAGGAAGAACAGTGACTAAGAAAATCTTATTAAAATGGCTCGAAGAGCAAAAAGTCAAGGCCCTCGCGCAGGTCGACACACAGGAAAACGCCGCGAAGGCCACATTGCTCGCAGAAAAACTCGAGCGCACGAAGTTTGCCGAGATGGTCGCATACGTTGAGCCGCGTCTGACCGAAGTTTACGACTATATGATGGACTGGCACAAGAAGAATGAGGAGCTCGCAGGTCCCTTGTCTATGAGCTGGGGTACAATCTTGTACTCAATTCAAAACGTACTTCTTGCGCGAGTCCCTATGGCCGAAAAGCTGCAAGAGACAGAGCTGCGTGAGGCCCAGGTCGACAGAGACCTCAAAAAGCGTTTTTCCGATATTCGGCGCGAAGTTGAGAAGACCTACTACAACGTTGCGCTGAACGTCAATGCTCTCGCGAACGCAAAGCTCGGTCTTGAGTATCTCTCAGGTCTCGGCTTTGACCTGTCCGGTCTTATTGCCGAGCAGGAGCAGCCTGTTGAGAAAGCGCTCGCAGTTCCCATCAACACCAGTTTTTTGCTGATTATGCCGAAGGAGGTACACAATGAATCTGAAACAGTTTGACAAGATCGTGACTGACCAGCTCTCCCGCAGCGAGCTCGTCCTCATGGGTAAGGGTACCGAATACGCCGAAGAGGCGACCGACGAAACCGAAGTCGACCGTCTGGCGCATTTTAAGAAGGCCGCGGCTCTGCAGGATATGACGACCGCGCAGGCCGCTTTTGGAATGCTGAGCAAGCACCTTGTTTCTGTCGCCGATATGGTCGGCTCTCGTCAGTCTTATCCGCTCGCGCAGTGGAACGAGAAGATCACCGACAGTATCAACTATTTGCTGATTCTGCGAGCAATCGTTGAGGAAGGAAGGTCCGCATGAAAAGCATCGAAGTTGCGGTCTTAAATCCTGAAGTTATTCCTTCGGCTGAGAAGATGATGGTTTGCGCTGCACGTCTTACGCAGCGCGGCCACAAGATCAAAAGCCTGGACGACTTCATGGCGCTCTATAACAAGAGCTACACCGAGGACACGGTGACCACAATGACAAAGCTGCCGCACCCGACAATTCAGAAGTTCGGCGCGATCAACGTTGTCATTGTCGGCGCGAGTCGTCGCTTCCTGGCGCAGATCACGCGCCACCAGAACGAAGTCAAGTTCATGTCTGCCTCGCTGCAGTACAGCGACTACTCGGACGACGCTGCCTTCGCGATTCCCTATGAGGTCATGGAGCGCGGTGAAGAGGAGACATATTTGACTTCCTGCAAGCTGAACATGGCAAACTACGCCGAGGCCGTCAGGCAGGGCCTTGACAATGACGCGGCCGGTTATATGGCTCCGCAGGGTCTTCGCAATGTCCTTCTTATCAGCGCGACGCCTTATCAGTGGAAACACATTATCGGCCAGCGTACTTGTCGGCGCAATACGTCCGAGACTCGCCTGGTTCTGCTCAAGGTTTGGGACGAGCTTTATAAGCTGAACCCGCTGCTTTTCTCCCGAGCAACGACCGGCCCCTTCTGCATGAGAGGTGCTTGCAAAGAGGGCAAAATGGGCTGCAAGAATCCCATGCCGTACTTAACGCCGAGTGAGCTGCTGCGGCTTGATTATTCCTTACTCTTCAAGGAAGAAGGTGCGACCGATGCAGGTTAAGCTCATCGATCATGGCGTGCCCACGGATATGCTGCCAAAGAGAGCCTACGCGAACGATGTCGGCGCGGATGTGTACGCGCTTAAAGACCGTATCATTGAGGTCGGTTGCTCTGCGGTGATCGGGCTTGGCTTTGGTCTTGATCTTCCTGCCGGCTTTGGCGCGTTTATCTTCCCGAGATCGAGCCAGACCGCAAAGGGCGTTGACTGTAAGCTCCCCCCGCTCGACCCTGGCTATACCGGGGAAATGCACGCGGTCATTCACAATAGCGGTCACGAGGCTTATCACATTTACCGCGGCGACCGTATCGGCCAGTTGGTCGTGCTGCCAGTCGTGACTCCTGACTTCGTGCTTGATCTCGGCGAGGCTCGCGGTAACGGCGCGTTCGGCTCCACCGGCAAATAAAATCTTGCCCTTCCTCCTGGGGCTTCGGCCCTGGGAGGAGGAGCTGAAACGGAGGTGACTCATTTGGAACGAGTCAGCAAAGATGAATACTATTTGAACATTGCCGCGGCCGTTGCCGCGCGATCGACCTGCTTGCGAAAACACTACGGCGCGGTGATCGTGAAAAACGATGAAGTCATCGCGACCGGCTATAACGGTTCTCCGCGCGGCGAGGCGAATTGTTGTGATACCGGCGTTTGCTACTGCCGATCGCACGAGCTGCCGCTTGACGAGACTGCCGCCGCGCACGGTTCGCAATACGGCTCTTGCGTGGCGGTTCATGCTGAGCAAAATGCGATCATCAGCGCGTCAAGGCAAGAGCTCCAAGGCTCTACGCTCTATCTGGTTGGCTATGACCCCAGGACAAAGAAATGGATTGAGGCAAAGCCCTGCAATATGTGCGACAGAATGATTCGCAATGCAGGCATTTTAAGAGTTGTGCGAAGGGAGATTGACGAATGACAGCAGTTCAGTACGACGGTCCTATCACGATTGCAGTCGGGCAATCTCGGCGCTCTACTCAGTGGCAAAACCGCGATCTCATGTGGTCGCAGCTTGTCAACCGTCTCGAAATCCCTGAACGGACACAGGAGTCTGCGAAAGAATATAAGACCTTGCCAAAAGCTCAGCGCGACGAAATCAAAGACGTCGGCGGCTTTGTCGGAGGCGTGCTTAAAGGCGGCCGGCGTAAAGCTGACGCGATCACACAACGCCGGCTCTTGACTTTAGACCTTGATGAGGTACCGGCCGATGCTGACCCCTGGGACACGGTCGTTCTGGTCCTCGGCTGCGCTGCCGTTCTTTATAGCACCCATAGTCACCGGCCAGACGCTCCGCGCCTTCGCCTGGTTATGCCGCTCTCGCGCGCGGTCTCCCCCGAAGAGTATGCAGCAGTCGCGAGAAAGATCGCGCAGGACATCGGTATCGACATGTGCGACGATACCACCTATGAGCCACATCGGCTTATGTACTGGCCCTCGCTCTCCTATGATGCCGAGTATCGGTATGAGTTCTCTGACGGCCCCTGGCTTGACGTAGACGAGCAGCTCAAGCGCTATGTTGACTGGCATGACCCTACGGAGTGGCCGGTCTCCTCACGACGGGCCGAGGCGCTTCACCGACTTGCTAAAAAGCAAGGAGACCCTACCGCAAAGGACGGCGTCGTCGGCGCGTTCTGCAGTACATATTCTGTTGAGGACGCAATCGCAGAGTTCTTGCCTGATGTTTACGAGAAATGCGACGACGGCCGCTATACCTTCAAGGGCGGCTCCACGACTGGCGGCTTGGTTCTTTACGATAACGGTCTCTTCGCGTACTCCCATCATGGCACGGACCCCGCGAGCGGAAAGCTCTGTAATGCTTTTGACCTTGTTCGTATTCACTTATTCGGCAATGAAGATGACGCTGCCGCACCTGGAACCCCGAGCAGCCGTCTCCCGTCGTTCGTTGCAATGGCTGATGAGGCTTTGCAGATTCCCGAGGTTCGCGAGGAGCTTGCAAGAAAGCGTTTGCAGAAGATCAGCGCGCAGTTTGACGAGGACGACACCTCTACCGATGAAGGCGAAGAAGATATGAGCTGGACTCGCGACCTGACTCTTACCAAAACAGGAAAATGCGAGGCCACGATCGAGAATGTCAGAATCATCATGGAAAACGACCGCCGCCTAAAGGGCCGTTACTTCTATGACACCTTTAAGGAACGCATGACCGTCTGCGGCGACTTACCGTGGATTAAGCTCAGCGCTCGACTCTCAAACGCCTGGAACGACGTTGACGACGCAGGTCTTCGCAATTACATCGAAAAGCGTTACACGATCGCGAATGTCTCGAAGATCGTCGATGCGGTTGCGCTTGCGATGCTTAAATGCTCACGGCATCCTGTCCGCGAATATTTGGAGGGTCTCACCTGGGACGGAACGCCCCGTGCGGACACGATCTTCATTGACTACCTCGGCGCCGAAGATACTGAGTACACGCGAACGGTCACCCGCAAGGCTTTGATCGGCGCGGTTGCCCGTGTGATGCAGCCTGGGTGTAAACACGATCACATTCTTGTCCTGGTCGGCCCTCAGGGCTGCCGCAAGTCTACGACTCTTGCCAAGCTCGGTAAGTCCTGGTTTTCTGATTCCTTCTATACCGTTCAAGGTAAAGAGGCGTATGAACAACTTCAAGGCTTTTGGCTTATTGAGATGGGAGAAATGGCCGCGACCCGAAAGGCTGAGCTTGAGCAGATCAAGCAGTTTGTCTCTAAACAGTCAGATAGCTACCGCGCGGCGTATGCGCGTCGAACGCAAGAGCGCCCGCGGCAATGCGCCTTCTTTGGTACGACCAACGATGATGAATTCCTGCGAGACGCGACAGGCGGCCGCCGTTTTTGGCCTGTTACGGTCACGGACAAGGGCCGAGAGACAGGTGATTACTTTACGCCTGAGATCGTCGATCAGGTATGGGCTGAGATCATGGTTCGGTATAACGCCGGCGAGGTGTGGTACTTAAATGACGTAAAGATCGAGGCTGAGGCTCGGGCAATTCAAGACGAGCATACTGAAATGAACGGCAAGCAGAGTCTTATTGAGAAATTCGTCAACACGCTCTTGCCGGAAGACTGGGCTTCGAGAGACCTCGAGCAGCGGCTCGCTTTTTGGGCGGACGGCTTTTCTGACGAGCAGGCGCAAGGGACAGTACCTCGCAGGTATGTATGCGCTATGGAGATTTGGCGTGAGCTTTTTGGCGGCTCAGTTCGCGATTATACGCCGATGCAAACACGTGAAATCAATTCTATGCTGAAACGGTTGCCTGGTTGGACGTCCCGATCTTGCGTTGACTGCGGTCCGATTTATGGAAAGCAAAGAGGCTATGTTCGTATAGAATAGCGCGTTAATAGCGGCTCAGATTTTGATTTTGTAGCGAAAATAGCAAAGTTAAAAAATGGGCCGCTATTAAAAAAAGCCAGTGTTTGCAAGGCCTATAGCAATTATAGCAAAAATAGCAAAATTATATATAAGGGCTAATAATTAAGAAAATATATTAAGCGTTATTAGTTATATACCCTTATTTTTAATGTCATATATAGGGAAACCGCTTTTTTGCTATTTCCGCTATTTTCGCTACAACAGGAGGTAGCTTTGAAAGAATCAACAGTTGAAAGGAATATCCGCCGACAAGTCGAGGGCCTCGGGGGCGTGGCTTGGAAGTGGGTAAGCCCTGGTCGTCGGGGCGTACCTGACCGAATCTGTATTTTGCCTGGGCCCCATATCATTTTTGTCGAGCTTAAGCGCCCAGGCTTGAACGACGGACGGAGCGAGCAGCAGAAGAAGGTCTTTCGTATTTTGGAGGGGCTGGGCTGTCACGTCTGGCTGATTGACGATGCGGAGATTTTTCGTCAGCGGCTTATTGAAATCGGGGTGCCCGCATGAAATACGCGCCCTACCCTTATCAGGCCTTTGCTGAGAAGTTTGTCCTTGAGCATAAGGCCGCGGGCCTGTTCCTCGATATGGGCCTCGGCAAGACGGCGATCACGCTCTCGGCGTGTGAGAAATTGCTACGGGACTATTTTGAGACAAGCAAGGTCCTCGTGATTGCGCCGCTCCTTCCCGCGAGAGAGACGTGGCCCGACGAGCTGGCAAAGTGGGACCAGCTCGAGGGCTTGACGTATTCCCTGATTATCGGCACAGCGCAGGAGCGAATTGATGCGCTGCATACTGACGCCGATTTTTATATCGTCAATCGTGAAAATGTCGTCTGGCTCGTCGACTATTACAAAAAGAAGTGGCCTTTCGATATGGTCGTGATCGACGAGCTATCGAGCTTTAAGTCCAGTAAGGCGCAGCGCTTTAGGGCTCTTCGGAAAGTCCGAAAATATATCGACCGAATTGTCGGCCTTACGGGTACGCCGGCCCCGAATGGCTTACTTGATCTTTGGTCTCAGGTTTATCTCCTGGACGAGGGCGCACGGCTCGGTCGAACGTTGTCGGCTTACCGCGATACCTACTTCACGCCTGGCAGGCGTGGGCCGAACGGAATCGTCTATGACTGGAACTTGAAGGACGGGGCCCGTGAAGCGATCTTTGCGAAATTGAGCGACCTCTGTATCAGCATGGAAACGACGGGTCTTCCTGAACGGCTTACGATTCCCCATGAGGTCAAACTCTCAGAAAAAGCGGCAGCCATGTACCAACAGCTTGAAAGAACTATGCTACTGCCTTTTGCGGACGGTGACGTTGACGCAGCAACGGCCGCGATCTTGACGAATAAGCTCTTGCAGTTAGCCGGCGGCGCAGTCTACGACGAGAACGGTAAGGCCCAGATCGTCCATAACCAAAAGCTCGAGGTCTTAGACCAGCTTATCGAAGAGGCGAACGGTCAACCGGTTTTGGTATTCTACAACTACAAGCATGAGCTCGATCGGCTGCAAGCGCGGTACCCTCAGGCCGTTCATGTAAAAGAGGAGAACGTTGTCAAGCGGTGGAACGCTAAGGAGATTCCGATTCTTCTCGCAAATCCCGCAAGCGCCGGTCACGGCCTTAATTTACAATTTGGCGGTCATATCGCAATTTGGTATAGCCCGACTTGGAACCTTGAGTTTTTCCAGCAGGCGAATAAGCGCCTTCACCGGCGCGGACAAGCTGAGACCGTTCTCATTCACACGCTTTCGGCAAAAGGTACGATCGACGAGCGTATTTACGATATTGTCTTACGAAATAAGGAGGCAGGCCAGAACGCCTTGCTTGAGGCAGTCAAGGCCAGAATCAAGGAGGTAACATGACAGAAGAAGTCTTACAATCGTTATCTGACGACCCGATGGCCGTACTCAACCGTGGCTATCGCGCAAAAGAGCGTATTGCCGCAAGGCAAGAACGCATTGAAGAGTGGCGGCAGATTGCCGAATCTATTACGGCAAATCCCGAGAACGCTTCGAGCGGCGGCGGTTATCCTACGAGCAAGACCGAGAATTGCGTTGTTGCGATCGTGACGCTGCAGGAGGAAATCAAGCGCGAGATCATGGAGATCGCTGACTTTGAGCGGCAGACCTCTCAGATCATCAAGGAGCTTGTTGAGGACCTGAACTTCAAGACCGTTCTCGAGCTTCGGTATCTCAGCTACCTGCGGTGGGAGGAGATCGCCGTCAGAATGAATTATACATTCAGGTGGACCCAGGAGCTTCACCGCAGAGCTTTACTCGCATTGCAGGAGGCGGCAAGCGCGCTAATTCCGAAGTAAATGCGGTATTATGATTATTTTAGGCTAAAGCGCGTTAATTCCTGGGGCCACATTGTATACTGGTATGGAAGGTTTTGGCGAGCACGGCCATTGTCCTTCCTCCTGAAGAAGAGCGGCTGGAAACAGTCGCTCTTTTCATTTTGCTGCGTTTGGAGGTGGTGAGCGTGGCAGGCAAAATGACTCCGAAGATGCAAAAGTTTGTCGATGAATACCTTGTCGACCTGAATGCGACGCAAGCCGCAATCCGTGCAGGATATAGCAAAAAGACGGCTTACTCGATCGGCGTTTCAAATTTGAAGAAACCCGAAATTCAAGCCGCAATCCAAAAAAGACAAAAATCGGCGGCTGAAAAGCTCGAGATCACTCGAGAGCGGGTCCTGAAAGAACTCGCTTCGATCGGCTTCGCGAAGGCTACCGACTTTTTGACGATTCAAGGCGGCCGCGTTCTCATTAAAGACTCTGACGACGTGGCCGCTGATAAGCTGGCAGCTCTCGCCTCTGTCAAGGAGGGTATGTATGGCGTAGAGGTCAAACTCGCTGATAAGGCTCGCGCTCTCGAGATGCTTGGTAAATACCTCGGTCTCTTTGATGGGACGAATCCGGAGGGCGATACGCAGAAGAATAACCTCTTTGAGGCGATCGCCGGCGCTGCAGAGGGGGGAATCGATCTAAATGAAATACCGGAGATTCAGTCCTCGGCAGACGTTGACGCTGACGTGGTGGAAGAGACCTGAGTTTGCAGACTACGACGGTATTCTCTGCGACGGCTCCATCCGATCGGGCAAGACGGTCTCAATGGCGGTCGGCTTTATCCTTTGGAGCATGTACTCCTTCAATAATGAGAGCTTCGCCATTTGCGGCCGTACGATTGAGTCGCTGCGCCGTAATGTGATCGTGCATTTGCCCTCCTGGCTTGAGGGTCTCTTCAAGGTAACTGAGCGGCGTGCTGAGAATAAGCTGATTATCTCGGTCGGCGGTCACAGCAATACCTACTACCTCTTCGGAGGTCGTGACGAATCCAGTTATACGCTTGTTCAGGGCATGACTCTGGCAGGCGTTCTTTTTGACGAGGTCGCGCTTATGCCGCGGTCCTTCGTCGAGCAGGCTCTCGCCCGATGCTCGGTCGCAGGGAGTAAGTTCTGGTTTAACTGTAACCCCGAAGGCCCCATGCACTGGTTCTACAAAGAATGGGTGCTTGAGTGCAAGCGCAGGAACGTCCTTCACCTGCATTTCACGATGGCTGATAACCTCAGCCTTTCCGAGAAGATCAAGCAGCGCTACGAGGGCATGTATACAGGCGTTTTCTATGCTCGGTATATCCTCGGAAAGTGGACGAAGGCTGAAGGCCTTGTCTATCCCTTCTTTGACGCGAAAAAGCACATGATCGACGACGACGGCTCACGCGGTCGTTATTACATTAGCTGCGACTATGGCACGCTCAACCCGTGTGTCTTCGGCCTTTGGCGCGTAAATGGCAATTCGGCCTTCATGGTAAAAGAGTATTACTACGACGGCCGCAAGAAGGGCAAGCAGAAGACCGATGAAGAGTATTATGCCGATCTTGAGGCCTTTGCAGACGGCTACCTGATCGAGCAAGTCGTCATTGACCCTTCGGCTGCGTCCTTCAAGGAGACGATCAGACGACACGGCAAGTTCAGCGTCAAGAACGCGAAGAACGACGTGCTTGACGGTATTCGCGATACTGGAACAATGCTGCAAGCCGGCTTGCTCCATTTCAATAAGACGTGCGTCAATACGAAAGCTGAGTTCGGCGCGTACGCGTGGGACGAGAAGGCTTCGAGCGACGCCGTGATTAAAGAGAACGACCACAGCATGGACCAAATGCGGTATTTTGTCCGCACGATTATGAAACGCGAGGTGAGGGCGTATGGCATTAAATAACCTTTGGGGAAAGCTCGGTGCATTTTCGAGAAATGTGCTTGTGCCTTCCAACGTGATTTATAAGAGTTTCGATGCGGACCCGCTCGTCAGCGATAAAATGTCTCGCGCCATTAGTCGGTGGTACGGCATGTACGTCGATAAGCCCGAGTGGGCCGACGACGAGGTCAAACCTCTCGGCCTTCCGCGAGCGATCGCGAAGGAGTTCGCGCAGGTCGTCTCTTCGGAAATGACGATCACGGCTGACGGCGGTCCTCGCGCCGACTTTATCAACGAGCAGTTGACGCGCTTCCAGTCGAACGTGCAAAACAGCATCGAGCTTTGCATGGCCCTCGGCGGTATGGCCTTCAAGCCGTATGTCTCGGGCGGAAACGTCTTCATCGATAGCACGAGCGCCGCGTCTTTTATCCCCCTTCGCTTTGACGATGGGGATAACTGCGTCTCTGGCGTGTTCAAGAGTCAGCCGGTCAAAGTTAATAAGAGTTACTTCGTCAAGCTCGAGTACCATGACTTCGCCAACGGCGTCTATACGATTCGTAACAAGGCCTTTACCTCTGACGAGAACGGTATCACAGGCAGCGAGGTCGAGCTCGGCCGCGTTCTCGAGTGGGCCGCCATTCCCGAAGAGGTTCAGATCAAAAATGTAGAAAAGCCGCTCTTCGGCTACTTCACGCCGCCTGTCAGCAACAACATCGATACCGCGTCCAGCTTGGGCGTCTCCATTTATGGCGGTGCGACTGAGGACCTGATTCGCGACGCCGATGAACAGTGGGCGCGTTTCCTCTACGAATTTGAGAGCGCTGAGCGTAAGATCATCGGCACCCCTGAGGCGATCTCTGGCTCGCTGCCTGGCAGTAAGGCAAACCCCTTGCTCGGCGATCGGCTCTTCATTCAAATGCCGTATGACTCGGACGACTTCTTCAAGGAGTTCTCCCCAGCGCTTCGGCACGCAGGCTACTACGAGGGCTTGCAAGCGATCTTACGCCGCATTGAGTTCAATACCGGCCTTGCTTACGGCGATCTCTCCGACCCTGCGACTGTGGAGAAGACCGCGACTGAGGTCATGTCCGCGAAGATTCGCAAGTTCAACACAGTCAAAGCTCTTGAAGATCGCTTCAAGGCTGCGCTCGAAAACGCGGTCTATGGCGTTGACGTGTACGCCACTCTCTACGGCCTTGCACCCCGTGGAGAGTATGCGCTCTATATCGACTTTGACGATAGTATTCTCACCGATAAGGACGCCTTGCGCGAGCGCGACCGACAGGACGTTCGTGACGGCCTTATGCAGAAGTGGGAGTACCGCGTCAAATGGTACAACGAGACCGAAGAAGTCGCAAAGAGCATGTGCCCCGTAGAGTCTACGGCGGACCCCTTTAATCTCGGCTGATGCTGACGCCTGAATACCTGGCGGCTACTCCGGACGCTCTTGTTGAGCTTTATGGGAAGATCGAGCAAGACATTCTTGCGAATATGGCCGAACGTATCGCGAAGTACGACTACTATATTCCCGCGGTCCAGCATCAACACCAGCGTCTTCGGGCGATGGGTATGCTTGAGACCGAAATCGAGCAGCAGCTCGCCGCTCTCACAGGAAAAACCCAGGCCGAGCTCAAAAAGCTCATGGCGCAGGCCGTCGACGAGGCGCTCACCTCTGACGCGAAAATCTACGCGGCCGCAGGTATGGGTGACGTTGACCCTCTCGCGGTTGCCGGCGTTCGCGAGGCGCTGCAAAGCGGTCTTCGGCAGACAAGCGGAATCTTCCGCAACTTGACTCGCACGACCGCGAACACGGCTGCAAAGCAATTTGAAGACGCTCTTGATCGGGCCTGGCTGCAGGTCACGTCAGGGGCGTTTGACTATAATACCGCAATTAGAAACGCGGTTAAGGACCTCGCGCGGACCGGCGTCCAGTCAATCACTTATCCTTCAAGCCATGTGGACACGATCGAAACGGCTGTTCGCCGCGCGGTCGTTACCGGCGTCAATCAGACCGCCGCAAAGTCACAGCTCGCGCTCATGGACGAGCTCGACATTGATCTTGTGGAAGTAACCGCTCACGCCGGCGCTCGTCCGAGTCATCAGGAGTGGCAGGGACAAATCTACTGCCGCAAGGGCTCTCACCCGAAGTACAAAAACTTCGAGGAGGCTACGGGGTACGGCACCGGCGACGGCCTTTGCGGCTGGAACTGCAACCACAGCTTCTTCCCGTACGTCGAGGGCGCGCCTCGGACCTACTCGAAAGCGCAGCTTAAGGACTACTCCGCAAAGAATATCACCTACAACGGCCAGCAGTTGACCGAGTACGAGGCTTTGCAGCAGCAGCGCTATATTGAGCGAGGTATTCGCCGATGGAAACGCGAAGAGGCCGCGATGAAAGCCGCAGGTCAACCTACCGACGAGGCTCGGGCTAAAGTCCGCGCTTGGCAGGCCAGACAGCGTGATTTTATCAAGCAGACCGGTCTCAAGCGAGACTCTTCTCGCGAGCAGATCGGATAGAACTCTCATAAACAAGCCCCAGGTGACCCGTATCGAGTTTTCTGCCTGGGGCCCTGGTGTTTATGCTCCTAATATTTGGAAGCCATACGGACGATCGTGGAGCTCCGTATGACTTCCTTTTATATGCGAGCCGTGGTTATGCAGGTTCGACTCCTGCAGCTCGCGCAATATCGGCTACCCGTCAGCCTATGAGGACGGGGCGGTAGGTCACGGCAACGACCTAAAAAGCCTAACCGCAAAGAAAGGAAACAGTATGAAAAAGGACGAACTCACCGCTCTGGGCCTGACAGACGAGCAGGCCGACAAAGTGCTTGCTATCAATGGTCGCGACATTGAAAAGCACAAGAAGGCAGCCGAAGACGCGAAAGCCGAGACGGCCACTCTGCAGCAGCAGCTCTCCGACCGCGACAAGGACCTCGAGACCCTGAAAGCCGGCGCGGAAGATGCTGAGAAGGTCAAGCAGCAGCTTACCGACCTGCAGACGAAGTACAACGACGAGACCGCCAAGTATCAAAAGCAGATCGCTGACCGCGATTATGCCGACGCCCTCGAGACCGCCTTCAATGACGGCAAGATTGAGTTTACCTCCAAGGGCGCGAAAGCTGCGGCCTGCGCTGACTTCATGGCTACTCGCTGCGAGCTGAAAGACGGCAAGCTCGTTGGCTTTGATGATCGTATCAAGGCTATGCGTGAGAAAGACCCCGATTCTTTCCGTGCTGAAAAGCCTGACCCCAGCTTCGCGAACCCGACCGGAAACGGTGGTCCTGCGACCCTGAGCAGAGCCGCGCAGGCCGCGAGAGCAGCCGCCGCGAAGTTCGGACCTGTTTCTACCCCCGCAGAGAACACCAACACTAAATAAGGAGGATTCCATTCATGTCTATTCTGAAAACTGAGATCGGTACCGCGACTCCTAATTTCCTGGATAGCGAAGTCGGTCTCGTCACCAAGACCACGCAGATTCCTCAGAGCATGGGCCAGACCGACGGCGATCGCAAGACCGTGTTTGCCGGCACCGTGTTCCCTGCGAATACGAGTGCCGCGACCGGTATCGTGTTCCAGGACATCGACGTCACCGATGGCGACGCAATCGGCTCCATCATGGTTGCCGGCCGTGTAATCAGCGATCGCGTGAACGCCGCAAGCGCCGCGCAGACCGCGCTCAAGAACATCGTCTTTGTCGGTGCGAACGCGACCGTTCGCGGTTATTCCGTCACCTATGAGAAGGACGGCGGCACGGGTGACGTTCCTGTTGACGAGACCCTGTACGCTGACGGCGAGATCGTCGCGCTCTCTAAGAGCTATCCGCTGACGAAGAGCTCCAAGTCTCAGATCGGCTGGGCCCTGAGCTCTGGCGGTGACGCCGTTGACACGGTTACGATTGCGGGCGCGAATGTTAAGGTCTACCCCGTCTTCGAGGCCTAATCTAAGTAAGGAGGATATAACACATGCCCGATATTCTGAGAATGCTGTCCCAGGCTGAACAGCTTGATTTCAGCCAGAACTTCCTGATTCCTCGCCCGAACTACATCGGCGACGCAATCTTCCCCGATCGTAAGACTCAGAACTTCAAAGCTGAGTACCTGCGCCTTGCGGCCGGTTCTCAGCTTCCCACTATGGCCCTGGTTCACGGTCTCGACACGGAGGCGCACATCGGTTCTCGCCCCGCGCTGGAGCGCGTGACGGTTGAAAAGCTCTTCATCAAGGAGAAGATCAACCAGACCGAGTCCCTGCGTCAGGTGCTCGAGAACGGCGCGTTCAATGACAGCGCGTTGATCGACTTCGTTTATGACGACTGGGGTCGTCTGGCCGAAGGCGTTCGCTGCCGTACTGAGGTCGCCAAGATGGAAGTCCTGTCCACCGGCAAGATGACCATCAAGGAAAACGGCCTGAACTTCTCTGTTGACTTCGGTGTGCCGAACGGTAACACCGGCTTCGACATTGACGTTTCTACGCCTGACAAGAATGTCCTCGCGCAGATTGAAGAGATCGTCGAGACCGCTCGCGACAAGGGCTTCACCATTTCCGGTATGGTTCTGTCCGGTTCCGTACTCTCTAAGATGCTGACCAACGAGGGGATCTCCAAGGCCATCTACGGCGGCGCAGGTGCCGGCGCTATGGTCTCTCGTACGCAGCTCGTCGGTCTGTTCAACGAGCTCTTCGGCATTACCGAGATTCGTACGAACGACCTGCGCTACAACGTCGAGGGCAAAGACGGCAAGCTGACGACCCAGCGCTTCTGGGGCAAGAGCAAGGTCTCCTTCCTGGCTTCCTACAACGGCCTGCAGAACTTCGGCGTCGGCCTGTGGGGCGTGACTCCGGAAGAGGAGCAGCTCGGCCCCTGGACCGCGAAGAGCGCCGAGCAGTTTGTCACGCTGACCCAGTGGACCGAGCCCGACCCCACGGCTGTCTGGTCTAAGGCGTCTGGCCTGTTCGTGCCCGTTCTGCCGAATCCCGCAGGCCTGTTCATCGCCACTGCCAAGCTGCAGTAAGGAAGGCGGTGCGGTAAGTGGTCGTTGTCAGCTACGAGTGGTATAAGACCACTTACGGCGGCGGGCTGGACGAAGATACCTTCAACCGGCTCGCGTCTCAGGCGTTCCTCTTTGCGGACGCCATGACTGAGTATAGGCTCAGCGCTTGCTGGGCCCGTCTGGCGGAACCTGTACGCGTAGCGGTTATGTCGGCTGTCTGCGCGTACGCCGACCAGGCAAATATCGAGGAGTCCGGCGGTCCTGTTTCGTCTGAGACGAACGACGGCATCTCGCGAACCTATGTGACGGGCAGCGCTTCAAGCGCGGGCGCGTCGAAAAACGCAGGAACGGCGCAAGGCCGATTGAGCAATGCAATTCGGCTCTATCTCGCTCCTACGGGTCTCCTGTTCCGCGGGAGGGGCCGCCGATGAAAGACTTCCTCGCCTGTACCGAGCTCGTGACGCTCGTTCACCATGTCAAGACCGCCGATTCTGATTCGTATGTCTGCTACCCCATTCAGGGCGTCAGTTGGTATGCGAAGACAGAAACGGCGGTTACGGCTGACGGCGCGAAAGCGGTTAACGTTTATAAGGTCCGAATCCCCGAGGCTGTTCTTCCGTCTTGCTTGCCTGAAAAACTTGACTATCTGGTCAAGGGGGAAATTTCAGGGGTACTCAAGCCGGCAGACCTCAAAGGCTCGACTTATTTCCAGATCACCGCAGTCGCAGACAACCGGCGCGGGACTCTTCCGCATGTGGCGGTGAGCGGCGTATGAGTTTTGGAATCAAGATCAAAAGCGTCAACATCACGCCGAGTAAGATTCTTGCCAAGCACGGTCTCGGCAGTGATAACAAGGCGCGAAAATATCTCGCGACTTCGGTCGCGAAATACTGCGACCCGTATGTTCCTATGAGTGCAGGCGCAGGAGCGCATTTGAAGAATCAAAAGCAGATCGCCCCTGACGGCAGCAAAGTCACCTATCCAGGGCCGTACGCCCATTATGTTTATGTCGGCCTCGCTATGGTAGGTCGAGCGCCAAAAAGCTATTCAGGCCGAGCGCTCAACTACCACGGCGCGCCGATGCGAGGTAAAGAATGGGATAAGCGTATGCTTGCAGACCGCGGGGGCGATCTCAAAAGAGACTTCGCCGCTTATGTAGGAGGTAGAGCAAAATGACGATTATTGACGGCGTCCGCGCCTGGCTGAAAACCTATGAGGGACTGGCTGACGGCCGGCTCAGCGTGGATTTTCTGCCCGAGGAGGCGAAAAGCTACTCGGTCGATACCGTGCCGACCACTGAGATCGTCAAGCGCTATCTTGACGGCAGCTCTATTCGGCAGTTCCTCTTTTGCGTATCAAGCCGAGAGTTTTACAGCGATAATATCGCGCAGAACGTAGATAACCAGGCCTTCTATGAGGGCCTCGCCGCTTGGCTTGAGCGCAAGAGCAAGCTCCGGCAATTCCCTAATATTGGCACGGGCCGAACGGTCCGGTCAATCGAGATCAGCTCCACCGCGTACCCGTTCGTCGTCGACGAGCATGGCACGGCGCGGTATCAGCTTCAACTCAAACTAACTTACTTCCAGAAAGGAGATCGCACCGTATGAAACTTTCCGAGCTGATGGCGACCCATACGCCGAGCCCGACCTTTGAGGGCTTTGTCACCAACGATGATTTTGTCCTCGCGATCGATTGCTCCGCAGACGGCTCCGCCGAGGTTAAGGACTACGCGGTCGCGCAGCTTGGCGTGACCGGTCTTGACGCCAACCTCAACCCGATCACGCAGGATAAGACCTATATTCGCGCCGGCCAGTCCACCATGAAGACCGGCAACCAGAGAGCCTTTAAGGTCTCTGGCGATCGCTATATCGGCGATGACTTCCAGGACTTTGCCCTCTCCCATGCCGTCATGTACGGTACCGGCTCCGCTGTCATTCGCAAGTACGTCTACTTCTGCTTGCTGAACGGCAAAGGCGAAACCGGCGAGGCGTCCATCATCGTTAACTCCGATGGCAGCGGTTCCGCAGGCGAGAGCGCAAGCATCGACATCGACGTCAAGAAGGCCAACGCCGCACCCGCCGAGTACACCTACTCCGCGGTGTAATTTAAGAAGGAGGATTTGACAAATGGCAATGTTTCAGTTTTCCGCTCGCCAGGTCGAGCTCAACTTCTGCGATCAGATCAAGTGCACTGTGCCGCTGACCGACGAGGTTCAGAAGAAGGTGCAGGACGCCGCGAAGGAACTTCTTCGCGTGTCGCAGGCCGCGAAGGACTCCGACAATAAGGAGCATACGCTCGACGACCTTTGCGATTCTGTGATGGACGCGATCGACGAGATTCTCGGCGAGGGTATGTCCGACCAGATTCTCGGCATGAAGGAAGGCTATACCTTCTGGGACGCTTGCGACGTGTTCAAGTATATCACCGACGAGATCAACACCGCAATGCGCGGCGTGGCTGCGTCCTACGCATCCAAGCCCCCGATCGCGCCGGTCAATCGCGCGCAGCGCCGCGCAAAGCATAAGAGACACGGAGCATGAATCTCCTAACGACCCCGTTGCCGTATGCGGTAAAAGTCGGCGGTCGTGAGGTTCCCATCAATACGAGCTTCCGCGTCGGAATGCGGTTTGAGCTTTTGGCTCTTGACGACCAGCTTACACCGGAGAACGTCTTGACGGCGTTCTTCGGTGACAACTGGCCGCGGCCGTATGATGAGGCGGTCAAACAAGCTCTATGGTTCTACTGTCTCGGCAAGCCTCACGAGAAGGAGGAAACCGACAAGCAAAACCTCAAGCCCTCTCGCAGGAGCTACGATTTTGAGATCGACGCCGATGCGCTCTATACCTCATTCCGCGAGGCCTACGGCATCGACCTCTTGCAGGAGGACCTTCACTGGTGGGCCTTCCGCGAGCTGATGCTTGGGCTTCCTGACGATACCCCCTTCAAGCAGCGCGTTTATTACCGGACCGGCAGTACGGAAGGCATGAGCGCCAAGCAGAAAAAGCAGTTTGAGACTCGGCGCGCAAAGTACGCAATTCCCGAGCGCGGCGCAGTCGATCACAAGTTGACTCTCAGCGAGCGCGACGCCGCGATCAAGAGATATGTTGCCGATCGTTTCAAGGAGGTTTATGGAAAAGGAAAAGCCTGAGCGCGTAAAGCTCAAGTGCCCTTTTTGTGGATATGAAATGCCTGTGTACCTCGCGCCCGACGCGAAGTGCGCAGGCGTTTTTGTTCGCTGCAAGGGCCGAAATTGTAAGAAATTATTTGAGATTCGCGTCAAGTAGTTGCCTTAGTTGCCGATGACGCCACTGAAAAGGTGGTGGAAACATGGCAAATGACGGCTCCGTCATTATCGACATTGAGGGCGATTCCAGTAAATTCAAAAGCGCTCTCTCTGGTCTTGGCAGTATTGCCTCTACCGCCCTAAAGGGTGTTACGACTGCGGTTGCGGCTGTTACGACCGCCGTTGCCGGCGTAGCCACCGCCGCCGTGAAGGTCGGCTCTGGTTTTGAATCCAGTATGTCGCAGGTTGCGGCAACAATGGGCCTCACGGTCGAGGACATTCGCAATGGCTCGGAAGAGTTTGAGCTGTTGTCCCAGGCCGCAAAAGACGCAGGTGCAACGACCGCGTTCAGCGCGTCCGAGGCCGCTGACGCTCTAAACTATCTGGCTCTGGCCGGCTACGACGCTGCGACCTCCGCGGACGTTCTGCCTTCGGTTCTGAACCTGGCCGCCGCAGGTGGCCTTGACCTCGCCTATGCTTCCGACCTCGCGACCGACGCAATGGCCGCGCTCGGTATTGAGGCAAGCAGCGCAAATCTGACCGAGTTCGGCGATAAGATGGCGAAAACCGCCAGCAAGGCAAATACCAGCGTCGGCCAGCTCGGCGAGGCGATTCTTACTGTCGGCGGCACGGCGAAGAGCCTGGCCGGTGGCACAACTGAGCTGAACGCAGCGCTCGGTGTCCTCGCAAACCGAGGCATTAAGGGCGCTGAGGGCGGCACGGCTTTACGAAATGTTATTCTCGCTTTGTCCGCGCCTACGGATAAAGCCGCGGATGCTATGTCGGCCCTGGGTCTGGAAGTCTATGACGCGGCCGGCAATATGCGTCCGCTCAATGAGGTCTTCCGCGATCTTGACTCCGCGCTGTCGGGCATGACCGAGGGCGAGAAGACAAAGGTTCTCAACGAGATTTTTAATAAAGTCGACTTGAAATCTGCGCAGGCTCTTCTCGCCGGCTGCGGCGAAGAGTTTGATAACCTGGCCGCGGCAATCGACGATAGCGCGGGCGCCATGCAGAACATGGCCGACACGCAGCTCGACAACCTGCAAGGCGATATTACGATTATGAAGTCGGCCCTCGAGGGGCTCGGCATCGGCGTATATGAAAACCTGCAGGCTCCGCTCCGTGATACGGTCCAGTTTGCAACCGAGCTCGTCGGGCAGCTCTCCGAGGCGCTCAACGAGAATGGCCTGGAAGGCCTTGTCTCGGCTGCGGGCGACGTGCTCTCCGAGGTTCTCCTCAAGATCACGAGCGAGCTTCCGAAGTTTATTGACATCGGCGTCAAGGTCATTAAGAGCTTGATCTCCGGCCTGCTCAAGAACAAGAAGACGCTCGTTGACAGCGCGATCGAGATCGGCAAGGTCTTACTCAACGGCCTCGGCTCCATTCTCGGAGACCTGGCGCTTGCGGCTCTTGAGATCATCACAACTCTTGCGGACAATCTCGCGAAAGAGGCGCCCACACTGATTCCTGCCGCGGTCGAGGCGGTCTTGCAGTTTGTTGAAGGCCTTCTCAGCACAGAGAATATCAGCGCTCTTATCGACGCCGCGCTCGCGCTGCTGACCGGTCTCGTCGAGGGCCTAATTGCGGCGGTGCCGGTTATCATTGAGGCTGCGCCCGTCATTATTGAGAATCTCGTTACCGCGATTCTTGATAACCTGCCGCAGATCATTGAGTGCGCGATCACGCTCTTAAACGCTCTCACGCAGGGCTTGCTCGACAATTTGCCGCTCCTGGTCGACGCTGCGATCGAGCTAACCCTCGCAATCGCCGAAGGCTTGATCGAGGCACTGCCCGATCTTATCGACGCCGCGCTTGATCTCGTGGATGCTCTGGTCGACACGATTTTTGAAACCGACTGGCTCGCGCTCGGCGCGAAGATTCTCGAGTCGCTCGTCAAGGGTATTCTTTCCTTGATCGGCTCGCTCTTCGAGGCCGCAGGCAAGATCGTCTCGACTATCTGGGATAAGATCACAAATACAGAGTGGTTCCAGAAGGGCGCTGAGGTCCTCACAAAGATCATCAACGGCATTAAGAGCATCTTTACGAACCTGGCTCAAACGGCGAGCGATCTTGTCAAGAAGATCACCGACAAGATCACAAATACTGAGTGGTTTAAGAAGGGCTCGGAAATCCTCACGAAGATCATTGAGGGTATCAAGAGCCTGTTTTCCAACCTGGGACAGGCCGCGAGCGATCTTGTCAGCCAGGTATGGGACACGATCACAAATACCAACTGGCTTGACCTCGGCCGCAATATCATCGAGGGTATCGCCAACGGCGTCTCGAACGCGGTCGGCACGCTCGTTCAGGCCGCGAAGAACGTCGCGAACAGCGCGCTCAACACGATCAAGTCTGCGCTCGGCATCTCCTCTCCGTCTAAGGTATTCGCCAAAGAGGTCGGCCGCTGGATTCCTCCTGGAATCGGCAAGGGCGTCGACCAGGCCATGCCTGAGCTGACCGACGATATGCGCGCCCAGCTTCAAGACTTGATCGATGATGCGAATATCTCTGTCGCGACCGAAGTCGGCGGGCTCAGCAGCAAGCTCGCGCTCACAGCAAACTCCGGTTCTGGCAGCGGTAGCCACTCGCAGACCATTACCAACGACAACGGAATCATTGTCTATGTGACCTATAACGGCGACGGCTCCGAAGAGGACGCACGCCGCGTAGGTAAGCAGATCGGCGCTGAAACAGCGCGCGAAATCCGAAGAAGGGGGCTTGCACCGACATGACCGGCGATAGCTTTAGCTTCGGCAGATATAACAGCGTAGACGACTGGGGCCTGATGGTGATTGCTTACGACTACTTGCTTCCTCCAAAGCGAGCTCGTAAGATCACCATTCCTGGCCGCTCTGGCTCTTATGACTTCGGCGCGAAAAACTGGGAAGAGCGCACCTTGCGCATGACCTGTACGCTGACGCGCCAAGTCACAAAGGCTGAGTTTCGCGAGATCATCTACGCCCTCAGCAAAAAGGCTCGGCTCCGCCTTTGGAACGAGCCTGACAAGTATTATATTGCCGAGCTCTATGACCCTGCCGAGGTTCAGGACTACTACCTTGAAACGGGCCGCGAATTCGAGCTTAACTTCATCGCCGAGCCGTTCGCGTACGGCCCGACGATCACCACGCCGCTTGAGAACGGACGCAACAAGATCGCGTATCAGGGCACGGCGGAAACGCCATGCATGATCGTTCTGCGCAACGTCTCTTCGAGCAACGTCCAAAATATCACGATCACTGCAACGAAAAGGAGTGACTAAGCTATGTATGCTTGCGACTACCTTGAGACCGGTTTTCTGAACGTCCTGCGCGGCGTCACCTTCGCCGCCCCGACAAAAGTCTACCTGGCCTTGTTCCTCAATGACCCTGGCGATTCTGGCGCGGCCGGCACCGAAATCAGCTACGCGGGCTATGCTCGCATGGAAATCGCCTTCTCCGAGCCTGCGGCCTCGAACGGCGGTATCGGTATTCAGAATCTTTCTGACATTACTTTCGCGGCACCGGCCGACCCCGCGGGCACCGTGACGCACATTGCGATCATGGACTCCCTTGTCGGCGGCAATATGCTCGCCCGCAGCGAGCTGACTGAAAGCCTGGTTATCGGCGCGAATGAGCCGCCTGTCTTCCTGGCCGGCGACGTGCTCTTCTACCTGACCGGCAACATGTCGAACGCCTTCAAGACAAAGCTCCTGAATCTCTTCCGCGGCACGTCTATCCTCGGTATCTCCCCGCATTTCTCCCTGTGGAACGGCTCTCCCGAAGAGACCGGCTCCGAGCTTGCGGGCGATAACTACGCCCGTGTTGCGCTGACGTTCTCCGCGCCGAGCGAGCAGGCAAGCGGCCAGATGCTCGTGCAGAACTCGCTCGCCGTGTCCTTCAATCGTCCCTCGACTCCGTGGGGCGTCTGGACCTATTCGGCAATCTACTCTGCGGCAACGGGCGGCGAACCTGTGTATTTGCAGGAGCTTACCGAGGCGATCACGATCAAGAAGGGCTATATGCCGACGATCGACGTCGGCGCGTTGAAGGTGGGATTGAACTAATATGTTTAGCTTTGACCGCTTCAATTTATCCAGGTTTTCGCTGGGAAGTCAGGACAACACAATTCACATTGAGCTGCTTCTCGCTGAAAACCTGGAATCTGTTGCCGGCGTAGCTATTCCGGTCGAGACGACCGCCTTCTTTAACGACATTCTCCGCGGTACTGCGCGCGGCGCGATCGGCATTGCTTCGACCTTTGAATCGTACGCAGCAATGAACAGCGCCGCGCTTATGCGGGCGAATATCATCGTGAAGGGCTTACTCGGGGACACCTTACAGGCCATGTCTGACGGTGCGCAGAACTCCATGATCGTCAACGTGCTTGCCGATAACCTCGGAGCGAGCTCGTACGCGAGCGCTGATATTCTCTGGCATGAGGCCTACGCCGATGCGCTTACTTCACTGGCGAGCGTGGTCAAGGATATTTTGATCGACCCGTTGCTCTATGAAGTGCTCGGCTCGGTCTCTGGCGCAGGCACGCAGTCCACGGAGCAGGTCTCTGTTACTGTCACAATTCCGCCTGGCGGCGAGCTGCGTATTGACAGCGACACGTTCCGAGTCCTGCTGAATGGCGAGAACGTTCTCGATAAGCAGTCTGGCGACTGGCTCATGCTCTCGCGCGACCTTCTCTACCTTGACATTGAGAGCGCGATCGGCAATGGCTTGTCTGGTAACCTGATTTATACAGAGAGGTACTTGTGATATGCTTGAGATTTTTGATAAAAGTCGCAAGCGTATCGCGATCGCCGAAAACGCGAGCGGCGTAGAGGAAGAGCGCAAGATCAATAGCCTTTGGTACCTCACTTTTTCGCTTCCGTACAACGACGCGAAGAATGAGTATTGCCAGCCCTTCAACTATGTCCGCTACAACGGTGGCGAGCTTTATCGCATTATGCCGGTTGACGCGGAGATCGCCGAGACCGGTCTTTTGACCTATCAATGCGAGCACGTCCTCGCGACCTTGATCGACAACGTGCTCTTCGGGTACCACGTCGTAGGCAACCGAGGAACCTACACGGCTGACTGTATTCGCTATGTGCTGAATCGGCAGCGCGTGCAAAACTGGGTTCTTTATGAGTGTGACTTCGCACGGCAATTTGAATATGGCTGGACGCAGGAAACCTTGCTCTCGGCCCTGTTCTCGATCGCGACGCCGCTCGCCGACTACATGTGGGTAACTGATACCAGCGTCTACCCGTGGCGTCTCTCCCTCAAGTCGATCGGTCTCGGGCAAAAGCCGCAGCTCTATGTGCGCTCGGGCTGGAACATGCTCTCGTATGGTTCTGGTAGCGACCCGCAGCAGATTTGTACCAGGCTTTACCCCCTGGGCTATGGCGAAGGTGTCAATCAGCTCACGATCAAGAGTGTCAACAACGGTCTCGAGTACATTCAGAGCCCGCAGGAGTATATCGACAAGTACGGTCTTATTGAGCGAATTTGGATTGACCGCCGTTATGAGGACCCCGCAAGCCTTCTCTCCGCGGCGCAAGTCATGCTGAACGAATTGCAGGACCCTTTACAGCAATTTGAAATCAGCTTCGCCGAACTTGACGAGTCCGACTACAATGTCGCGCAGATCGGCAAGCGCGTTCGTATTTTGCAGACCGAGCTCGGTACGCAGGTCGATACCTATGTTACCGAGCTCACCTACAAATACGACGACGTACCGAGCAGCAAGATCATCGTCGCAAACAAGAGCACCGATATTGCGTCCAGCGTCGCGGATATGGCTGACCGGCAGCGAATCGAGCAGGCATACGCCCAGGGCGCAACGCAGCTCTACTCGCAATCGCTTCAAGCCAACTGCGACTCGCAGAACGGCGCGGTCATGGACTTCTACCTTCCCGAGGATATGCGAATCGTCAATAAGATCGTCGCGAAGGTCCGCGTCGGCAGCTTCCGCGCCTACTCCAAGGCAACGAAGGCCGCTGAGTCTAAGGTTGTCTCCTCGACGTCTGCTTCGCAAAAGACCTATTCAAGCACCTCGGGCGGCGGCTCTACCTCGACCACCTCTTCGGGTGGCGGCCAGACGTCGGGCGCGACGACGCTCGAGTCCTCAAACGTCTTGCCGAGCCAAACAAGTGGGCAGGCCGTGCACAATCATGGTCTTTCTCGCGGCGCGCGGCTCGCGACGACCAGTGACGGCCAAACCATTGATGGCTATGAGACCTTTGTATGGTCTGGCGCGCACGTTCACCCTGCGCACACGCACGAGATCGACGATCACTCGCACAGCGTTCGCATTCCAAGCCATTCCCACAATGTCACGATTCCTGGACACAGCCACAATATCACGATTCCTGCGCATGAGCACGACATCACGCCTGGCATCTACTTCTACGGCAGCCCGAGGCAGTTCGATCTCTACGTCAACGGCAAGAAAAAGGCGACGATCGTCTCGACTGATACCGAACTCGACTTGACGCAATACCTCGTAGACACCAGCTCCAAGCTGATTCCGCGTGGCTCCTGGCTCTCGATCGAGATCAGGCCGAACGATCTCGCCTACGTCAGTATTGACATGTTCGTCCAGGGCTTCGTGCAGTCCAGGGGCGACGCAACAGTTTAACTCTCAGGAGGTAAAACACTTTGGAGACTATGTATAAGGGCATTCCCTTCTCTCCGCAGGTCGCCCTCGCCGACGGTATCGGCGCAGGTGACACCACGATTCCCGTTACCGATATTTCCGCCTTCCCCGACGCCCCGAACCTCGCAACGATCGGCACGGACGAAGACGGCGAAACGATTCTCTACACCGCGAAGACGACGGACTCTCTTTCCGGTTGCACGCGCGGCGTAGAGGGCGCGGCAAAAGCCTGGCCTTCCGGTACCACGATCGCCCGCAACTTCACCAACAAGGACTTCGACGCCTTACAGAAGAATATCCAAGAGGCAAAAAAGCAGGCCGATCAGGGCGTCGGCGACGCCGCTTCTGCGAAGAGCGCGGCGGCTACCGCGCAGAGCACCGCTAACGCGGCCGGTACTGCCGCTTCTGGCGCGCAGAGTGCAGCCAACGCTGCGGGGACCGCAGCAAGCAATGCCCAGACCGCCGCAAATAACGCGCAGACCGCGGCCGATGATGCGCAGAGCGCCGCTGATGATGCCCAGAGCGCTATTGACGAGCACGCCGCGAACAAGCAGAATCCGCATGGCGTGACCGCGGCTCAGGTAGGCGCGGCGGCCGCGTCTCACAAGCACGGCAACCTGACGAGCGACGGCAAACTCGGCTCGACTGCGAATCTCCCTGTCTTCACTGGCACGGGCGGTCTTGCGCAGGCTGAGGCCGTACTTTCGGCGGCTGCAAAGCTGGGGCGCGGCTATGGCGCTTGCTCGACCGCCGCCGCGACGAAGGCGAAGACCGTAACGCTCTCGGGCTTTGCGCTCGTTACCGGCGCGATCGTAGGCGTGAAGTTCTCCTACGACAACACCGCGGCCGCGCCCACATTGAACGTCAACAGCACTGGCGCAAAGTCGATCTACTACAAGAGCGAGGCCGCCGCGGCTGGGCTCCTCAAGGCCGGCTACGTCTATCTCTTCCAGTACAATGGCGCGCAATATGAACTCCTGAATCCAGTCGCGCAGAGCGGCGGCGGCTTCTATCCCGCAATCGTCGTGACTGCCCCCACAGGCTCCACGGTGACCGCCACGGACGGTGAGACCTCTCTCGTGGGAACAGAGGTAAGCGGAAAATGGACCTTCCAGATTCCGTCCTATGGCGTGTGGAATATCACCGCCACGCTGAACGGTCAGACAGCTACCACGAGCGTCTCTGTCACGGAGGTCAAGCAGTACACCGTCACGCTAACCTACTTCGCCGCAACGATCGCGGTCACATATCCATCGGGCTCGACCTGTACTTGCTCGAATGGCACGACCACGCTCACCGCGCCGAACACGACCGGCAGCTACACATTTACCGTCCCGAGCGCCGGCACCTGGACCGTCAAGAGCACGAATGGCACGGACACCGCCCAGCAGGCTGTTTCGATCACGACCAGCGGCCAGAGCGCGAGCGTGACCCTGTCCTATAAGCCGACTGCGAGCACGAGCGCCAAGTCTGGCGTCAACTACACGACCGGTATTTCGAGCCTGACCGCCGAGAAGATGAGTCTCTATGCTGAGGCGATCTCTCGGAACAGCGCAATCACGAACACGACAAGCACGGTCTATATCGACGACGGCGCGAGCCACTACAAAATCAGCGTCGGCGACGCGATCAATATCGCGATCAATGGTACCTCGTACGCCTTTAAGATCATGGGCTTCAACCATGATACGTTGACAAGCTCCACTGCGTACGGCTCTGCGACCGCGACCGGTAAAGCCGGCATGACCTTGCAGATGGCTGACTGCCTGGCAGGTAAGGCACAAATGAATAGCTCTAACACGAATAGCGGTGGTTGGGAAAACTGCGCTATGCGTAAGAGCAACATGGCGACCTATCTCAGTCAGCTCACGAGCGCTTGGCAAAATGCTATTAAGCAGGTCAATAAGCTCTCCTCGGCCGGCAGCCAGAGTACAACGATCAAGACGACCGCCGATAAGCTCTTCCTCCTGTCTGAGGTTGAGATTTTCGGTTCTACTACCTACTCGGTTTCCGGTGAGGGCACGCAATATGCGTACTACAAAGCCGGCAACAGCAAAGTTAAGAATGTAAGCGGGTCTGCGTACTTCTGGTGGGAGCGTTCTCCTTATGCGAGCAACACTACCTACTTCTGTAGTGTCGACAGCAACGGCAACGCCGACAACAACATCGCCAGCAACTCGTTTGGCGTGGCCTTCGGCTTCTGTGTTTAATCTGTAATCTACAAATATCTGCGGCCCGTAAGGGCCGCGGAAAGGAAAATGCTTATGTCAGTCTACAAATCCAAACGCGGCGCCAGCTCTGCACAGTTCGTTGAGACCGCGAGAAAGCTGCAGGTCCATACCCTTGAGCAGTGCCTCAAGGTTCCGAAAAGGTACACCTTCTACTTGACGCAGAAGATCATGGACCACGCAAGCACCGTCTACGATGAAGTCACGATGGCGAACAGCATTTTCCCGATCAACCAGCATGAGGCCCAGCTCCGGAGAGATCACTTGATCGCGGCAAATGCCAAACTTCAAGCTCTCGACCGGCAACTGGGCCTTCTTGCAGGCGTCCTCTGGAAGAACCCTGAGAACTTCAAAGGCTTTGACAACGCCTTCACGGTTTGGGGCGAACTTATCATCGAGGAGGCCAAACTCATTTCCGGTATCAGGCGCTCAGATCGCGCCCGATATAAAAATCTTCCTGAATAACTGGGTCAAGTCCTGCATTGTTGCCCTGTCTGCGAACAACTGGTGGGAGCGTTCTCCTAATGCGAGCAACACTACCAACTTCTGTAATGTCAACAGCAACGGCAACGCCAACAACAACAACGCCAGCAACTCGAATGGCGTGGCCTTCGGATTCCGTTTATTTCCTGGTGAGACCGAGTAGCTCTCTTTAGAGCGAAAGCAGGACCGATACGGAAGGAGGACTTGCAGCCCTGGCCGTCGGGCCAAAAACACTCCGTCGATGCGGCCGTCTGGACGCTGCTTGCATGGCTCGGAAGCGCGCGGGTACCGAGTTTCATGGACGGCGCCGCTACGCAGTTATAACACGTGCTCTATAAATACCACTGTACGAAGGAGACAATCTAATCTATGACAAGCGAAGAGCGGCACGAGCTTAGGTATCAACGCCGCTGTCAGAAGAGGCAAGCCAAAAGGCTCGCCCGCAGCATTGCTTGCGGCAGCTTTGAGGAGGCCTTTTCTTTTAGCAATCTATTTCAGGCAGGGCAAACCTGCTGCAAGAATGTCAACTGGAAATGCTCGACGCAGCGCTACCGAATGAACATCATCTCGAATACCGCGAGGACCCATGCCGAGCTGATGGCTGGAACGTATAAAAGCCGAGGCTTTTACGAGTTTGACATTTACGATCGTGGAAAATGGCGCCATATCCGCAGCGTCCATATTACAGAGCGCGCCGTTCAGAGAAATCTCTGCGACCAGGTTATCACAAAGGTTTTTCAGCCAGCTTTTATCTATGACAACGCCGCGAGCATCAAAGGTAAAGGCATCGACTTCGCGATGGACCGTCTTAACTGCCACTTGCAGCGACATTTCCGCAAGCACGGTCTCAAAGGCGGTATTCTCGTCTTCGACTTCAAGGATTACTTCGGCTCGGCGCAGCACTGGACCGTCCAGAACGAGCTTGCTCGTCGTGTTCACGACCCGGAGACCAGAAAGCTCGCGAATGACTTCCTTGAAAACTTCGGCCCAGTCGGGTACGGCCTTGGCAGTCAAATCTCGCAAAACGCGGCGCTCATGCTGCCGAACAAGCTCGACCATATTATCAAGGAAGAGCTTCGCATTAAGGGCTACGGCCGGTATATGGACGATGGCTATTTGATTCACGAGGATATTCACTATTTGGAGTATTGCCTCGAGAGAATCAAAGAGGTCTGCGCCGAGCTGGGTATCACGCTCAACCTGCGCAAGACCAAAATCCGCCCGATCACACGCGGCATTGTATTCCTCAAAACGAAGTTCATCTTGACGGAGACCGGCCGAGTCCTTCGCAAAATGAGCCGTGCGTCCATGCGCGCGATGAAGAGAAAGCTCTTCAAGTTCCGCAAGTGGTACGAGGCGGGCGAGTTCTCGCTCGAGGATATTCGCACCGCCTATGACAGCTTCAAGGGACACATGCGACGGGGTGACAGCTTCAAAGCCGTCGCGCGTATCGATCTATTTTTCAAGCATCTTTTCGGGTTCCACCCGAACGATAAAACGAAATGGAGGGCAACTAATGTACCGAATCGTAAAAGATGGGACTACTCTGGGGCTGACCGAGCAACCAAACTTTGTCGAGCCGCTTGAGAATGGCTCCTGGGGGCTCTGTGGCGAGTCCAGGGCTCACGGTATCGTCTGGGAAGGTAAAGTGTATGGCCTTGCAGGGAAGTCCGCCATGGACGACCTGGAGCTCGTTACGCTTGCCTTCGTTGACGCGGGCACGCTCACGACCGAGGCTGTGGCTGTGCAGTCGATTCTCTTCGTAAACGCTGCGGAAAGTGGCGCGGTCGATGACACGACCGCCAACGAGCATGTTGACCTGTTTGCTGCTTGGGCCTACCCGATCGCCTATAAGACTGGCAATATCCGCAAATATGGCGGCCAACTTTACCGTTGCCTGCAAGATCATACCTCGCAGGCGGACTGGACTCCCGATGCCACCTCCAGCTTATGGAAAGCTACTGCCGACCCTGCCGAAGAGTGGCCGGCTTGGTCTCAGCCGCAAGGCGCGCATGACGCCTACGCCAAGGGTGCAAAGGTCTCTCACTCTGATAAGCACTGGACCTCTAACGTGGACAACAACGTCTGGGAGCCTGGCGTTTATGGCTGGACGGAGGTAGCTGAATGACGCTTTACCAGGTCCTCAGCCTTTTCGGCGCCGGCGGTCTGCTTGTCGGCGTTTTTCGTTTGCTGTTCGCCCAGATCAAGGGCGTTCGGCTCGGCGTACAGGCACTCCTCAGGGCGCAGATGATCGCCGACTATAACAAGTGGAGCGAACGGGGGTACGCCCCGATCTATGCTCGCGAAAATTTCATCAACTGCTGGACGCAGTATCACAGCCTGGGCGTCAACGGTGTCATGGACGACCTGAAAGCGAAGTTCCTGGCGCTGCCGACCGACCACCTGCAGGCTGAGAAAGGAGATTTGGAATGAACGAAAAGATCATCAAGAGACTCGGCAATCTGCTGAGCGTCAAGTCGATCGTCACCCTGGTCCTGACCGGCGTGTTCGCCTATATGGCGATCGTCGGCAAGATCAGCCAGGATTTTATGACGATCTACGCCGTCATTATCGCCTTCTACTTCGGCACCCAGTCCCAGAAGACCCAGGACGCGATTGACGGTATCGGCAAGGAGGTCTAAAGCTATGACACCTGTTCAGCGTGTACTCGCTACCGCCCGTTCAGAGAACGGGTACCTCGAGAAGGCGACAAACGCCCAGCTTGAGGACAAGACCGCGAACGCCGGTTACAACAACTGGAACAAGTTCGCGGCCTTCTTGGACGATCTCGAGGTCGTCTACAATGGCAAGAAGAATGGCTACGCATGGTGCGACTGCTTCGTAGACTACTGCTTTATTTACACCTTCGGCCTTGAGCTCGGAATGGCTATGACCTTCCAGCCGAAGAAGGGCGCAGGCGCGGGGTGTACTTACAGCATGGGCTACTACAAGAAGGCTGGCCGCTTCTTCAAGGACCCGCAGCCTGGCGACCAGATTTTCTTCACAAACGACGGCGGCGCAAGCTCGTACCATACCGGTCTCGTGGAGAAGGTCGAAGGAGGCAGGGTCTACACGATCGAGGGCAACACCTCAAGCGCGCCTGGCGTCGTCCCGAACGGCGGCGCGGTGCGTGACAAGAGTTATTCGCTCGGCTACAACCAGATCGCGGGCTACGGCCAGCCTGATTGGAGCCTTGCGGGAGAGGAGACTGAGGAAATGACGCAAGATCAATTCAACGATATGTTCAAGGTCGCAATGGCGGCGTACCGCGCGGAGTTGCAGGACAACGACTGCGGCAGTTACAGCGCCGAAGGCCGTCAATTTATGATCGACAAGGGCCTCATGGTTGGCGGTAACCCGCTGCCGAACGGCGAGCCGAACTACATGTGGCAGGACTTCCTGACCCGTGAGCAGTTCGCGACCGTGCTCTTCCGGTACGCGAAGGTCCTGGGCATTGCCTGATGGGGCGCCATGAGAAAAAGCCCTCAAAGAAGAAGGTCAAGATCGAATGGAGCAAGCTCGTATGCCTGTTGACGATTCTCGCCGGTCTCTTGATCGTGCAGGAGTGCCTCTTCCTTATGTACCTCTGCATCAAGGGGGGCTACACCGCCACGGCCGCCTGGCTTACCGCTGCGACCGGCGTAGGCGAGGCGGTTATCATTGCGGGCGCAAACGGGTATCTCGGGCTTGCCAAGTCCGATCACAAACGCGGCGGTATTACGTTCGAGGCCGCCAAAGCAAAAGACTTCACCGAGGACGAGGATAAAAACAGCCCTCCGATCTAACTGAAAAGCCCTCCTGCGGATTCGTCCGCGGGAGGGCTCTTTTTCTTTTTATATCTTGCGGCCGTTATACGCCAACTTTTCGACGAGCTCGCCGGTAGGCGTGTAGGCCTCACAAGCAATCCAGTCTGACGCGGTGAGATCATTATTCAGCGCAAAGGCTCGAGCTGCCTGAGCTGGTTCTGCGACCTCGTGCAAGCGCTCTTCGCAGACTCGGCCCGCGTCCATATACCGGACGAGAAGATCATATTTCATCGTTGCCGGTCTCCTTCGCTACCAGGTCCAGGATAAACCGGTTGACGCTCTTGCCGACGCTCGCCGCAGCTTTTTGAATATAGTCCTTCTGGCCTTTCTTCACCTTCAACTCAATGCGCTCGTAGGTTTTGCGGTTATAGCGTTCCGTCGCTTCTCGCTGAGCGTCCGAGTAGGCCATGCGTCCACCGTCCTTTCCTTTTTACTATTATTAGTATAAAGGAATGGGCGGATTCTTCGTATAATGTCGACCGTATAAAAATGGAGAGCCCCTTCTCTCACAATATCAATTTTACTGCGTTTAGTAAGCGTTGTAAATCGGCAGAACCTAACAGGTTTTTACTGAAAACGCTGAGCAGATCGTCG